GTCTGAATTAGTACCTTTAATATCTAAAAATGCGTTTGGTACAAATAAAGATAAAAAATACATACAATATTAAAAAAATATGGCTAAAATTAATGACGATTTTTGGAAACTAACTAGTGTTACTGGTAAAAGTTTTCCATTATTCTTTAAGGAAAAAATTGGTGGTAAATTATTCTTTGCTCAAGACTTAAAAGGTGATTCTACAAATGTAACGATAAGTGACCCAACATTAGCTGACACAGCATTAACTAATATCTTTACACCAAATAGGATAAAAATAATGATTGATACTGATGATATAACTATTTTACAATTTATACCTATGGTTACAATTATGATAAATGAAACTGGCGGTACATTTAAATACAACTTAACAGAAGATGGTGATTTAAAATACACATATCAGTACAACTTAAATACTGGTTTAGGTAATAAAAATGCGTATGAGCTATTAAACGACCCTATTTTTATTGCAGCCCATGGGTCTTCAAGTTATAAAACAAATGTCGGATGGAAAACTAATGTTTATCCAATAAGCCAAACATCTCCAACAGACCCATTAACAAGGATAATTAAAGAATGTGATTTTTATAAATTTAGAGGTAGAGGGTTAATTCAATTAACTGGTAGAAATAATTATGAAAAATTTTTAAAAGATATAATTAGGGATAAAAATAAATTTACCAATTCAGACACTAAAAATAAAATAAATGCTTTAGGTAATTCTGTTGATGATAAAAAATTAACAGAACTAACTAATAATACTTTAGATAGTTTATTTAAAGATGAAGATGTTGCGGTATATGTTCTTAAAAGTCATGGTTCAAACACTATATTAAAAAATATGTATAGTTTAACTTCTGTCAATGATTACCTTAACTTAGTTTGGGATTATGGAAATGCGATAGGTGGACCTGCTTATGATAATGCGTATGGTAAATTATTCCTTAACAGAGTTGTTCAAATACTAACGGCCATAACTGGTTGGAAAGTAACTTAATTTTGTTTTAGTAAAATTATTTTAGTATATTTGTACTATGATAGCAAATATAGTCTCAAAAAATAGTATAAGTGTTTCACAAGATTTCAACGTGGTGGATTCAATGGATAAGATTATCATTGACTTACCTACATTGATAATAGGTGTTGAATTAACTGAATCTTTATATCCAGATTTTGATATATTAGATAGATGTATTGAAGAAAACATTTATTGGACATTCAAAAAGACTGAGAAAAGAGATAACTTCAATCAAGATTTAGATTGGTTCGTAACAAAGATGTACACTGACCTAATCAATAAAGTTAATTATGTCTTTATCGATATGATTCAATACAGAAAGCAAACTTTGGTAAAAATAGTTAGAAAAATATATAACTTAGAAAACATAGTTACATTTATACATAATGATATGATATACTTATACGGTGATAATATAATATTTGGTTTAGATTTAAAATTGGTTAAGTATATGGGTATGAATGTTATTAAGTTAAAAGATAAAATTAAACAGATAAGTACTGACTTTTTAAGTGATTCGGAGATACTTATAGAATATAAAAATATCGTAGATATCTTAAATGGTAAAATGCGAATTATACCTTATTTATATTCAATAAGAAATGGACAAAACAATATTACTAGCTTCCTTCATATTCCCAGAGCGAACTGAATGGTTTATAAACTATTTAGAAAACAAATTCAGTATACCTAAAACAAAAGTATTTTGTTATAAGAATTTAGATGATGAATCTAAAGTCATTATGACATTCAAGTTAGTAATTCCACAAAACAAACGTCTAAACTTAAAAGACCTATTCCCTAGTGCAATACCTATACATAAAAAAGGTAATGCGTTATATACAATAAATGCATTAAATATGTTAATAGACTCTATGAGTGGTGATAACATTGGTAATGTTGATTATGGTAGTGTTATCATAAATTGGGATGAATATCAAAACAAATTAATTTTAACAAAAGGAAAAGAGCTAGTATTTTTAAATATAGAAAGGGTTTTTTAATGTTTTTAGGATATTTATATACAAAGATAACAATCAAATAAATTAAATTTGTATGACTAATAACAATAATAAACAAAACGATATTAAAAACGAAGGGTTGGATTCAGCTCTTGACGGTTTTTTAGGTACACAAAATCAAGACCCAAATATGGATTGTAGTTCTGGTGTTTGTGTTATTAAAGGCGACAAAAGTCTTATTGAACGTATCAATAAAAAAATAATCACCGAAGACGGTAGACAATTATTATTCTAATATTAAAATGAGTAGAAAACCTAAATTTGACCCAAAATTATTAAAAGAAGAACTTAATAGATTTAAACTATTAGAAAACTATAACTTCTATACTGGAAAACAAGAATTACCAGAATACGATGAATTAATTCTAGGTGATAGACAACTAGAAGAAGATGAAGAATCACCAGAACAATCAGCAGATGATATATCTAAAGAATTAGATTTAGATACACCACCAGCTGAGGATAATGGTAATGCTCCAGAAGGTAACGAACCAGATTCCGCACCAGCACCAGAAGGTAACTCACCAGAAGGCGATGCACCAGAAGGTGACATGGGTGGTGATTCATTAGATTTTGGTAGTGAACAAGGTGGTGCACCAGAAGCTGCACCAGCACCAATTGAACCAGCTAGCAACGATGTTGAAGTTGATGTAACTGAATTAGTAAAAGGTTCTGAAGAAGCAAAAGAAGCCGCTGATAAAGCTAGTCAAAATTCAGAAATGCTTTTACAAAAGTTAGCTGACTTAGAAACACGCATATCTAGTATGGATGCTGTTAGTGGTAAAATTGCCGAATTGGAACAAGAAATAATCAAAAGAAACCCAACACCAGTTGAAAAATTGGAGATGCGTTCATTAAGCTCATATCCTTACTCACAAAAACTAACAGATTATTGGGCTGATAAAAAAGGTGCTTATGATGTTATGGGTAATGAAGAAAAAGAAGAATATACATTAACACAAGATGATGTTGAGAATTCATATTCTGAAGGTGATGTTAAACAAAGCTTCACAGTTAAAGATGACGATTACGAAGAAGAAGATATCTAATCAACTATAAACCAATAAGAAAGACTCCAATTAGGGGTCTTTTTTTATTTTAATCAAATTTTTTTTATATTTTACTTGCAATATCGTTTTATATGTTGTACATTTGTATCAATAAAAGTAATAATTGTTTAAAAATAAGTTAATATTTTGCTTGACTTTTAAGGAAAGTTTAGTATATTTGTAACGTGAACTAAGTAATTATTAATTAATAATTAAGGAACAAATAATAACAGAATAAATAAAAACAGAACAAAGATGAGTGAACAAAACAATCCGCTAGCTGCAATGTTAGCACAGTACGAGGCAAACAATAAACCTAAGTACACAAAACAAAGTGAGTCTAATACATACGACTTAAAAAACTACTTTACAACACATATCAAAGATGGTGTGAAGTCAGCAACAAAAAACATCCGTATATTACCTACACCAGATGGTTCAAGTCCATTTGTTGAAATGTACGGTCACCGAGTTCAAATTGATGGTGAGTGGAAAACACTTCCATGTTTGAAACATGAAAAAGGTGAAGCATGTCCTTTCTGTGAAGCTAATGATGCTTTACGTGCGACTGGAAAAGATTCTGATAAAGAATTGGCTAAGAAATACAATGCTAAATTATTCTACGTTGTTAAAGTTATTGACAGAGACAAAGAAGAAGAAGGTGTTAAATTCTGGCGTTTCGCACATGATTGGAGAAAAGAAGGTATCTTAGATAAGATTCAAGGTGTATTGTTAGCAATCAAAAAAGATGTTACTCACCCAGAAAACGGTCGTGACCTATCTATCACAATCAACAGAAACCAATTAGGGAAACCAACTGTTTCTTCTATCTCACACTTAGACCCATCTGTATTATCAGAAGATGCTGAATTAGCAGCAACTTGGTTAGCAGATGATAGAACTTGGGAGAAAGTATATGCAGTTAAATCATACGAATTCATGGAAATCGTTGTGAAAGGTGGAACTCCAATGTGGGATAAAGACGAGAAACGTTTTGTTGATAAAGCATCAAAAACTGAAGGTGGTGATGGAATCGAAGAAGAAATCACAATCGGTGTTGAAAATGTAAAAGCCAACGTTACTGCTTCAACTACAAAAGCACCAGTTGCTGAAACTGCAAATGCTGAAGTAGAAAAAGAAGAAGACGAACTACCATTTTAATATGGTAAACAAATTAAAAAGGGGGTAAGTGATTACCCCTTTTTTTCTCTAATATAATTATAATTCTAATAATAAATACATATGGCTAAGAAACCAGAAAAAAAAGCGATTGAAAAAAAACCATTTGATTTAGATGCGTTTTTAGAATCAGAAAAAATTAATTCAGAACCAAAAGATAAAGAATTATCTTGGGTTCCATTATCAAAAGCATGGCATGATGCTTTAAAATTACCAGGTTTTCCACGTGGTTACGTATCTTTAGTTAGAGGTTACTCAAATACTGGTAAATCAACAGCTTTTTACGAAGCAATTGCTGGCTGTCAAAAAATTGGTGACTTAGCTATTGTTATTGAAACTGAAGGTAACTGGAATACCGAACACGCAAAACAAGTAGGTGTTAAATTCAAAGAGATTGTTGATGAGAAAACTGGTGAGATAACTGAAAAACCAGACGGATTCATCCTTATGAGAAGTAGTGATTTATATAGTCGTTATAAAAACTACAATCACCAAGAAAGCAAAATGATGTCTAAACCTACAAGACTTGAACCAGTTATTGAGGATGTTTCATTATTCATTAGTGAAATGATTCAAAACCAAGAAGAAGGTGTCATCAATAAAAATATGTGTTTCTTATGGGATTCAATTGGTACACTTAACTGTTATAAATCTGCTTGCTCTAACACATCAAACAATATGTGGAACGCTGGTGCAATGGGTGCATTCCAAGCGATTGTAAACTTTAAAATTCCATCTAGTCGTTCTGAAGAAAGTGAATATACAAACACTATGATTTGTGTTCAAAAGATTTGGTTAGATAACATGAATGGAACTGTTGTTAAACATAAAGGTG